TTAAATGATGAGTCTTACAAAATATTCTACGATGTTCTAATGATTTTGTAAATAGTTCATTCCGTAATTGTAAATAGGTGTCTTGTCTAGATTGATCTAAAAATCGTTTCCCCTCAAAAGAATCGTCAAAATCATATTTTACCCCTATATTGTGAGTCTGAGGTAAATCGCCACTTGAATCGGAAGAATACGGATCATCTTCCGAATCTGTGCTAGGTACAAAAGGTGAGGCTTGCATTTATACTAAGAGGTTATCTTTTTTTAAGTTCAAATTAAACAATATTCTAAATCTCGGAGAGTGTTAATCAAATAACAGGGCTCGGCTGTATGAAGCGTTTGACGGCATTGTAGTAGGCGTTGTTTGATACGCTCTCGCTTCTCTTCATAATCCAACTCACCCTCAACCCCCTCACAATCAAAAACCGATTTCTCTTGTAAAGAATACACTCCCATATTAATGGACCAACGAGCCACTCCTACCGCAATACACCCGGCATTGTGACCTTCCTCAATACCGACACACGTATCATCGACTTTTAATATCTGTTTCGGATCAGTAAGACCCATACGTCTCATATTTTCTTGAATCATCTGAGGATCGGGTCTCCCTACAAAATCCAAACAGGTTGACGATACAGCTGAGTCGGGTGAAATACCGTGTGTTTCCAATAAATCTAAACATAAATCCATTTGTTCCCGATTAAAACCTGTGGTAATGCCTATCTTGATATCTCTGTCTCGGAGAATCTTTAGGGCTCCTACAGTTTCTGGAATAATCTCTAACTTGGTGTGTAAATACTCATTTTGAATCGCACAAAAATTATCATAAATATCTCGTAAATCCATATTAGTATGAGGTCTTTGATGAACTTTCAAAAATTGATGACGAAAGGTTTCCTCATACGATAAATGAGTGATATGATCAAATTTCTTCATACCCATATCTCTGGCAATCAATGTATCGGTTAACCGAATATTATGACATTGAAAGGCCTTGCGCAAATTCAACAGAGGAGACAATGAATACTTATCAACCAAAGTACCCCCCAAATCAAAAATAACACCCCGAATCATAGTTATAGTCTGTATATCACAGCTATGCTTAAGTTGATTTCGGAGTAAAATCACGAGATTCCCATCGTTCGGCAATCGGTATCGGACGATGAATCACGTGAAATATCAAACCCAGATTATTCACAGGAATCTTTTTAGGAACAAAGACGTGTATAAACTGGCTCATAACAAAATACATTCTACAATAACAAAATAAGATAACTTTAAATTTTATTAATACATCGCTTGATTTCTTGAACGTCATCTTTGATCGCGGCAACATCGTGAGTCAATGTTTTCAAATCACTCTTGATTTCACACATATTCTTGTCTGTGTAATCAACTTTCTTTTCTTGGGCTTCAACCTTCCCAAAGATAAAATCCAGTTTCTCGGCGTGTTTTCCGGTTTGAAAAATAATTCCACCGATAGATAACGTGGCTCCGATAAAAGGGACAAATTGTTGAGGATTCATAGACTACACCTACTTAATTTACCATAGATATTAATTTCGTCTTTTACGAGTTCGTTTCTTCCAAGTTCGTTTCTTCTGGCTTCGTTTCTTATGGCTTCGCTTCTTCCGAGTTCGTTTCTTCCGGCTTCGTTTCTTCCGGCTCCGTTTCATTTTATTCACCCCCCCAGTAAATCGTCTTATTGGAGGTATAGTACTCGCTATTTTAATGCTTGAACCAGTGCAACCGTTACGATTAATTTCAATATCAAATTCACCTCCTCCAACGGGTTTAATTATAAAATACAATACAATTTCTTGAGTAGGTAAACCCCTCATAAAGTCAGTATAAAGGTGTTGACTCAATGATTGAACTAATGACCCATATTTTTCCAAATAACGAGTTATATCGGGCATATTCTCTGTCAAAAACCGTGTTACCCATCCGGGGGGTATTGTAATATTAGATACAACGTTGTTACCATTAGTATTAAAGGAAACATTATAGGTGGTATACCCCTCTCCCAAATCAATACTTAAATAATAGGGTGTATTACCGAGAATACCAGGAATTACATCTTCGGGACTATCACAATTTATGGGGAAGGTTTGTATTGGTGCAATATACATATTAAAGGATTTAAAATATGTATCAATTCTTTGTAGAATTTCAGTATGTTTTTCACTTTCATCTTTTTTAAGTAAACCTGCTGCAGTCCTATAAATCTTAGCAAACAAACTTGGAGCATTTTTTACAATACCAGGTTCATCTGTAATAGGTGTTACTATTTCAAAGGCATTAACTAAATCCTCTATAGTCATATCGGTATTAAAATATAAATCCTTACGGGTAGGTTGAGGACTTGCGTGAGTTATAGGTGGTGCTAGTGATGCAGTTGATTCTAGTGATGCGTGTGGTGATGTAGGTGATGCAGTTGATGCTAGTGATGCGTGTGGTGTAGGTGATGCTAGTGATGCAGCCCTAGCCTTCCTAGCCTCCAGAGTACCCCACCCTCTCTCTGGTACATTACTCCTATCACTCATTTATATTAATTTAGATATAAATTTGATTTTCTAGTGTATTTCATAAGGTATCCACCTACAACTATGAGCTTACTAATCGTTGAATCCCCCGCCAAAGCACGCAAAATCCAAACCTTTCTCAAAAATCAAGACATCCAAGTAGTATCTTCCTTTGGTCACATCAACAACTTAGATACCGCCAAATTAGATGAAATGATACACAACAATTTCACACCGATTTACAAAAATTCCAAAGACAAATCCAAAGTAATCAAAGAATTGAAAACGAAGGGCAAAGGAAAACACATCATCTTGGCTGCGGATGATGACCGGGAAGGCGATGCGATTGCCTGGCACTGTGGAAACTTATTCAAAGTGGATTTCTCACAATGCAATCGTATCACCTTTAACGAAATATCCAAAACTGCGATTCAACGAGCTCTTGACAACAAACATCAAATCAATATGAACTCAGTTGAATCTCAACGATGTCGTCAATTATTAGATTTAATGATTGGATTCAAATTGTCACCGCTGTTATGGCGTCACATACAAACATCTCAAAAAGGATTATCCGCAGGTAGAGTTCAAAGTACGTTATTACGAATGCTACAAGATCACGAAACCACGATCCAACAATATGAACCCGAATATTCCTATGATTTCAAAGGAACTCTGCGAGATGTCAATGATCCAGAAAGAGTCTTGGAATGTGAGTTTCATATCTCAGATGAATGGTATGAGTCAGACTTTGAACCTAAAACCACACTCACTCACTTTCAACCCAATCGTCTCTTTCAAGTAACTGAACGTAAAGAATCTCAAGAGAAACGATCACCACCCCAACCCTTTATCACATCCACACTTCAACAAAGCGCTCAAAATGAATTAGGCTTCCCCATAAAAATGACTATGAATATCGCTCAAAAGTTATATGAAAATGGTAAAATTACCTATATGAGAACTGACAGCACCTACATTGCTCCCGAGTTTAAACAATCTTTGAAACAGTATGTAACTGATGAATTTGGAACCGAGTATTATCGTTCACCGAAACAAGTCAAGATAAAGGGTGCCCAAGAAGCTCACGAATGTATTCGTCCGACTAAACTAGACACCGAACTATCGGATTCGTATCAAGAATGTGATAAAAAGCTATACAACTTGATCAAAAAGAGAACCGTTACCTCTCATATGAAACCCGCGGTCTTTGGTGTCGCCAAAGTAAATTTGTCAAATGAAGAAACACGATCTATAGGTTACTATCAAGGAAAGGTGAAATGGTTGTCGTTTGAAGGATTCTTGAAATACTCCGGTCAAACCGCCGAAACAAAGATATCGTTAGATGACATCCAACAATGTGAGTTGCTAGATACGGAAATCATTGAAAGCGAATCCAATCCTCCTCAATACTACAATGAATCCACGATCGTCAAAAAGCTGGAATCGTCGGGTGTGGGTCGGCCTTCCACGTACGCCTCCATCGTATCCACTCTGTATAACAGAAATTACACGGTAGTCAAAGACATTGAAGGCAAACCGAAAAGCGAACCCTATTACAAATTAAACTCATCCAACAAAATCGTCCAAGGAGTTCATAAATCCACAACAAGTAAACAAAAGAAACGCATTGTTCTGACTGATTTGGGAGAAACAGTCTTGTCTTACCTACTCACACACTTTTCCGATATGATTTGTATTGAATTCACAGCTCAAGTTGAACGTGACTTGGATTTAATTAGTGAAGGAACCACCGATTTCCACACAATTATCAAAAAAGTCTATGATAGCTTTAATCCTATCATTCAATCACAAATGAAACAACGCGTTATCAAGAAAGACTCTAAATACATAGGTGACTATGAAATTAAAACCGGAAAATATGGTCCTTACGTAATTCACGAATCAAAAGCTCACGGGATTACCAATTATCTCAAATACAAACAACAAAAACTAGAGGATTTAACTGAATCAGATATCCTACAAATCATTGAGTATCCCAAAACACTGGGACAACACAAAGGACACGATGTCATACTTCAATTAGGTCCATATGGAGTCTATATGAAATACAATAACAAAAATTATAGAATCGATACATCAAAACATCACTCACTTTCAACGGTTTCTTCGCTACTGCCTTGATTGTATTTGACATAGTAAGTAACCGCGATAACCCACAACACAAAGAGTACCTTTAATTTGGTAGTTAAGGATATCTTATAATAAGCTAAAATCGTTTCAATTAAGCTCCACGATAAAAACCATACAAAGAACGTAGTGTATAATGGTTGTAAGGTAGCGTAAATAGCGTTCATATATTTTACATAGGTTTTTTTACATAGGTTTTTTACATAGGTTTATTTTTTCTTCTTTTGGGTATATTTCTTAGATTTCTTAGATTTCTTGCCTTTCTTGCCTTTCTTACCTTTCTTACCTTTCTTACCCTTCTTGCCCTTAGTAGATTTCTTAGTCTTCTTACCTAAATTAGCCGTAGTTTTAGTACGTTTCTTTGGTGGTCCTCCAAACACATCTCCAACATAGCCAACATCATCAAAATCCCCTATAACAGGTAACCGACTCGTGTCCATAGGGTCTCTTATTATATGTTCCATTGTAGGTTCCATTGTAGGTTGTTGTTTAACTACGGGTCGTAACGGAACCTGCATAGCACCCTTATCACGCATCCCCATTGCAAGTTGTTCGGCTGTTTTCTCAGCTACATACTGACGATCTTGGGATAACTCTACTTTAGGAAAATTAACCTCACCTCGTTTAATACCTAATCCTTCAAATAAAGTTTGAGCTTTGTCTAATCCACGTGCGGTATCTTTTATGAAAACACTTTTTTCCCTTCGTTCCATAAGTTATACTTTACCGTAGATAATTATCAAGCCGAACTCCCATAACAAACACACTCCGTAAACAAATTATCGTGAGTAGCATAGCCCAAACCAAACGAAAGGAAACCCACCACTAAACACTATACGATTACGGTGCATAATCTATAATTATGAAGTATGATAGGTCTCGTATCGGTCAATAAATTTTCATCTACCGATAAATCTAGATTTCCTTGACCTAGATTTCCCTGAGTTTGTCGTAACATTTACTCAGTTTAGTATTTAAAATTTTAAATAGTTTCTTTAGTAATCTATGAACGATATCTATAGACCACCCGTGACAAAAGATGAATCCATACTCTTGATTTTAAAAGAACTAGTCAATCACAATATAGATGTATGTAAACTAATCATTCAAAAAAAGAAATCGTTAGAAGCGAAAGAAACAATGGAATATTATTATGATAGATGGGAAAACATAGCAGGTTCATTTTACCGATTACGCGAAACCGACGAAGACAAATATTCACTTATATGCGATTATACCACATTTGTAGTCAAAAAAGATCATTTACCTATCTTTTATAATCTGACAGGAATATCGTATCAAGTGATAGATTTAATACACCTATTAATCAAACTACATAGAGTAGATAGAGAAGATACACAAGAAACATTTATATGGAATTATAAATATTGGTTAGAGCGTGATGATAAGTTATATAGCGTGTTAACCAATAAAATAATGAGAGCTATGAATGAGAGCTATTTAAAATAATAATAACTATCTTATAGAAATGTGTATTCCGAGTAAGAGAGTTCGTAAAATCAAAGTGAAACGAAAGGCGCAAGGCTGTGTGGGGAGACCTCATAGAAATACGTGGGGAGATGGAGGTGATAATATTGGGTTTCATAAACGTGTGAAACGCAAAAAAAACCTATTGAATACTAATGGACGAATCCACCCCGAGCCCCACGCAGAGTCCCACTCGCAAACAAGTGGAACTCAGTGAAAGTTCAGAAGAAACAATAACAGAAGACCCGATAACAGAAGACCAGACCAACGAAGACGAAGAATCCGTGGAATCCATTGAAACCAATCACGAACTACTCCAACGAAGCAAACCCTTTAAACCAGCGATACACATACCTGAAAATCTATATCACAATATCAAATTAAAAATAACCTCATTGTCTAACCGAGACAAAATTTTACAAATCAAATTAGCGAAATATCAAAAGAAACACGAAAATCTAAATATGTTTATCATATTTGTATCTACAGTACTTGGTATTTACGAAACCTTTCGCGTGAAAATAGATGATATGATTGAAACTCAGTTTTTAGATGTCGGAACTAATGTTGTTCCGATAGTTTTGTCAGGTATCATAACGTGTACCGCATCCATTATTAAATTGAAAAAATATCAGGAAAAAAGTGATAACATTCATTTGATTCGGGAAAAGGTTTCCGTGGCCAGAAGCAACCTTAAAACCGTTCAAGAACACCTCTTGTTTTGTAAAGATCCGGGTGAGCTACGACAAATCAAAAAGATTTATTTCAAAACTACCTTTGATAGTTATTGTCAAGCGCAATCGTATTTAGATAAACACGTCAAAGAAATTGATTATCATAAATATGGAGATCAGATAAATTATTCCGATAAGTATTGTGTGGAGAAACAAGAAGAGGAAGAAATGGAAGATTCTGAACCAGTAAGACCGTTAGATATGACAAAGAGCTATGATTTCAGAGATTCCCGAGCATCCAATCGCAAATTAATTGTGGAACGAGATGTGGAGAGTATCCCTGTGTAACAAATTTGATTCTTTTATGACTGAACCAAACCATAACAAAACAAACAAAGACTAACTAAAACTAACTGAATCATGCCTGCGACTCACTCAAAAGCGGTCCCTACAAAGAATGCGGAAACAACGAATCCTCTCCGCAAATACAAAAAGAAGTTGCGTCAGGCGAAAACAGAGGAACAACGCCTCAAAGCAGAACGAATGATTCGGATCCATACTCCTAAAGATAAGGAACCAAAGAAACCAAAGAAACAAGAACTGACTGAGGATCAATTACTGAATCAGATGATCCGTACCAATGAAAAACTCCGTAAGAATCCAGACTTCATTACACAACAACAACAAGCTGAACTCAAACGCCAACATCTGGAGCAAGAGAGAAAGCTGAATCGTGAGAAGATCAAGAATTTAGCCAAAGAACGAAAAGAAAGTGAACAGCAGAATGTGAAGAAACAAGTAGAAGGTTATAAACAATACAAAGAAAATGAAGCAAACCTAAATAAACATTTGGAATCTCACAAGCAATTGTTAACCGAATTTTCAGAAAAGATGGATATCATGAAAACCTTCTTGGAAAAACATAAGGGAAACAAAAAGAAAGCCACCAAAGAATTTAAATCACAAACTATGAAAATGTGTCGTTTCTTTGAATATATGATTAGTGAAATATCTAACAAAAAAGAAATATCGTATGATGAAGCTCGACAACTGTATTATGATGATATCCGTAAGACTATGAAACAATCTGAGCCTAACAATGATTTGCTACAATTGACGGCAAGTCTGTAAATCAATTTAAACAAATAAGTCTTCTTGTAATGTAAATATGTCGGGTAGTGGTAGTGATCTTTTTTTGTTGGATGAATCGGGTAGTTGGACCTCAGATAACCTAGCCTATGAAACAGACGACTCAGAGTTGAAATTAGGGACTCTCTTGGGTATCGTAGGTGCCAGTGTGTTTTTTATCGGATTGTACGGTATTCGTTTTTGGTGTGATAAACGTGCGATGAATTTATAATCTACCCTAGATTATGAATAGTGTAAAACCGTATCAACAATTGGCCGGACCTGGGCAAATATGGTCTTCATTCACAGGAAATCTAGGAACGGGTTCTCCCACTAAACTCGGTGTCAATTCAACTATGGCAGAGGATACCTATAATAGTAAAATGAAAGAAACCGTATCTCACACGTATGATATGATTGATTCTCAATTTATTAACAATGAGTCTATTAAATCCTACAAACAAACGGAGGATTACAAAAAGCACAAATTGATACCTGGACAACGTCTCGCTACAGGGAATGCATTTGGTGTCAAGGGAACCGGTTTATCTCATCACGTAGTGTACATAGGCAATGGATTAATTTATGAAATGGCGCCTTTATCTGAAAACAAACGTTTGAGAAAAGGACCGAATGTTAAATTAGGATTGTCTAATTTATATGAGTGGATCCAAAATGCGAATGAAAAAGAGAGTCCTGTATTTATGATAGACGATAAACAGCTCAAGATAGATAGTAAATCGTTTATGATAGGTATGTTTAAACGATTACACGAGAAAATAGACAGTGGTGCGAGAGCAAACCAATTAGGACCCTTTCATAATTGTGAATCCGAAGCAAATTATATCACGAGAGGAAAACAAGAAACCTATCAAGGTCAAATTATATTAAAAACAATCGCAGTAGCGATAGTCGGAGCTCGTGAAATACCTAAATTAGTTGAAGATAAAAAATGCTACACGAGATACGTTACCGAAAAGGGAAATCCCTGTATACAGGGAACTAAGGATAAAACCGTATCAGGAAAAGGTTATTGTTATGTGGACCCCTACTCTAAAAAATCTACCTTTAGACAAGAAAAGAAAGTGAAAGCCCGGAATACCAAGATTCGTGAAGGGAAAATAAAAAAGACTCGGGGAAAATTAACGAAACGGCGGTACCGATTAACTAAAAAAAAGAATACCTTTGAAATGACTCACTGTCCGGGAGGTGATTTACTGGATGAACCAGGATTTTTGAAGCAAGCCCTCAGTTATTTCACGGAATCTAAGAAACAAAAGAAACAAAAGAAACGTAAAACCAAAACAATCAAAACCCGAAAATCAAAAAAGTAATCTACCCTCTTATAAATGATTGATGAAGATATTGTCCAGCGAATCAAAGTCGCAGGAATCTTCCTTTTACAAGTGTATAAAGTGACAACCGGAACAATGTTATCCCTTTTTATACCTCAAAGTTGTGAGGAGAATAGCTTAACAAATACCACTGAATCTAGGATCTGCTCTTTACAAGAAAACTATGAAAATGCGGATGGATATCATCAAACCGTGATGTACTGGAATGCCTTTTCATTCCTCACATTTTTCACCTATTATATGATTGAATTACGAAGAGAAGAATGGGCTATCAAGTTTTTGGATATTGATAATGATAAACCCGACAACTCTCTCAAAGAAATCATTGTCAAAGAACCTAAATTAGACAAAACGATGGACCGTCTCAATCTATGGTATTACCGAACTCTACTGTTTAATTGTGGTGTCTATGGTATCAATCTAGGATTATCGGCTAAATTGGTGAAAGATGGGTATCATAGTTCATCTACCTTGTCGTGTTTTGCGTCATTCTCCCTTCTAGTCTTGATGAAATTATACAACTCTCTAGAAGTGGCGCGTCAAAGCGTAAAAAATGATAAGATGATGAGCGCTTATATGAGTGAATTTGTATCGTTTAACGTTTTGGATAAAGATTATGTGGAAGCCAAACAAAAAGAATCAGAAGCAGTATCGGTTGAAGAGGTATTTCTAGATGTGAAAGAAGAAGTCATTGTTCCACAACCTTAAATCTACTCTATAGTATATGAATGAACTTGTTGTAATCACATTGATCGCAGGTATCACGGGATTTTTGTCGGGAATTGTGGGAGCGGGTCCCGAAGTTTTGATCGTGCCATTGTTATCTTATTTTAGTATTATGAAATCTATCAAACATAGAATCGGTACCTCGCTGTTTATGTTGTTACCTCCTATCGGTTTATTCGCGGCGCTCAATTACTATAACAAAGGCTACGTTGATGTTACAATGGCTTTGTATATGTCTCTGATATTTACAATCTTCGCGAGTGTATCTTCGGTGTACGCGGTTGAATTCAATGAAACGACTCTCCAAAAAATATTTGCCACATTCACAATTTGCGTGGGCGTATATTACTTACTGAAATAACCTCTTGATTTTTTCATTGTTTTAGGAACACCGTGAGACCGACTGTAACCTAGCCGATTCAATTCGTCCATAAACAGGTTACGACTAAGTGTATCGGTAAATTCACGACGTTTCACTATCTGTGATTTCACGACTTCAATAGCCAACTTTTCGGGTATGCAAGTCATAATCTCTAACTTTTCGTTGTGAGTGATATAGGTCAGCTCTAATCTCATTTGATTTTTAGTATGTACTCCTCGTATTACAAATCAAATTTAATTAATCTATAGTATATATGAATGAATGTTCTATTTGTTTAGACACAATGCAACCCCACAACATATCAGAAAACAACTGCGGACATCAGTTTTGTAAAGGATGTATTGATTCGTGGTTAGACGATGGGAAAAATACGTGTCCTATGTGTCGGCAACCCATCCAATATCTAACTCAGAACGGAGAAACACACAGACTCATCGTAAAAAGAATACCTCCCGAAGAATACCGAAATCAACCCACCCCCATAGTTCAGCGAGGCATACACCACTCTGTAAAATGTGTCTTTTTAGCTATGGCCTTTTGTTCAGCGATTCAAATCGCCTTTATCCATCGCTTACAAAACCAAAACCAAGATATAACTGATTCATATGAAAGATGCCAAAGTAACAATAGTATATTAAATCATATAATAGAAGATAACCATTATATAGGAGTGGGTCCGTATGAAAAATATCTGATTATGGATCCAGACACGAATGATTTTTATGTATGTAATATCCCTCAGTATTTTGTAGATCATTGTTTTACTTAAAATTAAAATCAACTCTACTAGTATACTTGATGATGCTGAAAGCCCCGATGATGCAAATGATGGTTGTGATTGGCCACTGGATGATGAGCTACGCCCAAGATATGTGTATGAGCAGTCCTTGTTTGAATGGAGGTCTGTGTCAAAGTTATGATGGCGTATATACGTGTTTGTGTCCTTCGGATTATTCTGGAGCCAACTGCGAAACACAAATGGAATATCATCCCTTGGATCCTGTGATTTCGGTAGATCCAGGCTTTGCCATTGATCCAGATACCAGTCTGGTTCCACCTCCGGTCGGTATGGGACAAGACGAACACGGTTGTTATGCCGATGGTGGGTACCAGTGGTGTGAACAACTACAAGAGTGCCTTCGTCCGTGGGAAACTCCGTGTGATTCTACTGTTTCAACTATCACCGAAAACCCCTACACAATTCCGAATGATTGCGTTGAATGGTATGATGGATGTAACCGATGCACTGTCTCGGATGGTCTCCTCCAACTGTGTTCTATGATGATGTGCTTTTCACAAGGAACACCCGAGTGTTTAGCCCACACACGTCTATCGGTGGGTGATGTATGTCATCGCTTTTGTGAAGATGGGTCCGAAAACTCAGTTCATAGCGAAGATCGGTGTCCCGTGGGAAGTGAGTGTGTCGCCCCCGATACAATTTCCTTTGATTCGTGTGGTTCCAATGCGTGGACGTGTCAAGAATCTCATTAAAAAAACATCCCACATAACGTTTCAAGACAATACCAAGTGAGGTGTAGCGTAAATTAGCTTTTTAGATTGTTGATCGACTACTTTTTGTAATTGGTTGAGAGGATCTGGGTCAATCCAAGATAACTTTTCACCATTTTGTTTTATTAAATCTGTAGAAGGTTTTTCTTCAGATATATCTCCAAAACGGAGAACGTTATACCGAGCTATCATATCTCGGTGTTTCCCACAATACGAACCCTCTATTTTACGATGGGTGCATTGAGTTCCTTTACCTCCATTCCATACCCGGGCGGTGCATCTCTCAGTCTCACTCAGCTTACACGGATCGTGATAAAAGGATATCTTTGTTTCACTTAGTTTGTTTGTAATTCGTTGGTGTAGCCAGTCTTTATCAAGGTCAATGTGTTTTTCCACTGCGTACTCAAGACTCGCTTGAGTTAAATCTCGGCGAAGTTTCTCTAGGATACACTCCATAGTCTTGATACTATTGAGAGTAACAGAAAATCAAATTTAGTAAAGGAATATCTAGTAAATTTGATTGTTTTAAAGATAAATTTCTATCAATACTATATACTTATGAGCGAAGAAACAAATGAACTCAACTTCATTGACTCTATGGCCCTCAATGGACCGATTGAAGATATGATGAAGCAGGCGATCAAACAAAATCACACCCAACGAGGTCTTTCGGGGGAATTGGAATTTGAATGGATTTACGGTGATCCCCACTATAACATACATTTAACCAAAGACCAATTCTTACAATTGAAACGATGCTTGAATCAATCGGTCGCATATCAAGCTCACCAAGAAACCAATGACCTAGATATTCGTTGTGAACTTCAACACCGAGGTAAGTCTGTCACAAGTAACATACGAGCCACTATATCCGGTATGTCTCAAATTAAACAATATTGTATTCAAGATAATTTTGATGATTTAGAACCCACCTTTCTCAAAAAACTACGATTCAAAGGACCCAAAAACAGTAAAGACGATTACAGCGTAGCCAGTTCGGGATTGTATCCTATGAGATCTACATTAAAAGTGGAATATGAACTTCATCACGTAAATTCAAGAATCAACCGAACCACAACACCCTCGGCACAGAGTGTTGAATCGTCTAAAGAAGTGACCTTATTCCTACAAAACTGGGGATCCAAAAATAAGCACTTCCGATTCAAAAAGAGATTCAGCTATACTACAACCAATCAGCTCTGGAGAATTGATTTGACCGCAATTAAATCGTCAGACAACAATCAATACGCGAAAACCTTCAAAGAATCGGGTATCCTACAGAAAAAAGAAACCTTTGAATTGGAAATTGAATACATCGGAAGCCAAACCCGAAACAAATATCAACCGATTGAATATCCAATCAATCAATTTGCTGAGATAATCAATGGGGATGTTTATGGATTAGACGAACCCTCATTTAAGCCTATGGAAGATGGTTCGTACAACCCCTTCGCAATGACCGGTACTGTCTACACCGGAGAGATACCTGAATCCAATACCGAATCCACTACTGAATTAGCCTTTACTCCATCTTCACCAAGATATACCGATGGGATTGAGTTTGATGAACCCCTAAATCTACCAGAATCTCCACGACAAGATATTCCTAGTGGAGTCTTAATTAAAGAAGACTATTGGAAAGAAAGCGATCAATTAGACCTGAGAAAACAACTAGGAGAAGGAACTCATTCATTCATTCCTCGTAGTAACGACCCCGTATCCAGTCAATACAAAATGGAAATCTTTCCCCCGGTTCAACTCAAAGATCATCCAATTCAATACATCTACATACCCTATGAATATGTGATTGATCCTGTGCCAAGCTCGTTACCCGAGGAAGAATCCGACGGTTACACACCTCCATCACCCACGTCTAGACCAGAACCTACCTTTTACGGAGGCTCTAATCTTACGAGTGACAATTACAAACCGAACGTAGTGGAGGCTGTATTAAAAGATTTGAACGATCATATTCATTTCTGTTATTCGTGTATCCAAGATACCGAATTGTATTTAGATCGGTTAGAACAAGAGGAAATCATAAGACAATACATTGATGTAACCGATCTCACGGGAAGTTATCACAAAGACGGTTGGAGCTTCGTCGGTCCTCAACCAGTCTCTATGAGTACATCTCATCTAAATCCACTGAATCCTCATTCAATCACACACGGATACGCGGTCACCGAAAAGGCTGATGGAATCCGAGCTCAGCTTTTGATAGGAAAAGATAAACTGGGTTATCTACTGACTCCCAAAAAACAAGTTATTGCCACCGGTGCTAAATTTCATCAAGTGGACGGACAGTGGGTCTTTGATGGAGAATACATTACCCAAAACAAATCAGGAGAACCGATCAAATTGTTTATGATCTTTGATGTGTATTACTCCAGTGAATTTTCAACCCAACCCTATACCTATCCGTGGGCAAAACACAAAAAGTCTAAGGGAACCTCACGTTCCGAGATAATTCACGAGTTCCAGAAAAAGCACAAACAAGGAGGTATCACCTACAATCAATTCAACGAACAAAGTAATATTCGTATTGGATTCAAACAATATCTGGAAGGACCGGAAGTTCTCAAACAAAAGAAAGATGGTTCATTTAGTAATGTAATGAATATCTTCAAATCCAATAAACGTATCCTGAGTGAAGACACGGGTGGGTTTGAATATGATACGGATGGATTAATCTTCTTACCAATGTATTTACCGGTAAAGGGTATGGAAGAAGGGGATATCGTCAAATCCATCCGAGGAACGTGGTCACTCAACTACAAATGGAAACCACCCGAAGAAAATACCATTGATTTCAAAGTGATCTTTTCCCGAGTGAAAGGCAAAGCCGATGTACACAGTTACTCCTATGTGTCAGAAGAAGGTATCCAAGAAACACGCTTTTATCAGAAAGTTCAACTCACAGTTCAATACAAAGAAATGGATGATCCTAGTTTGGATTTCAATTGGTTACAAATGACCGATAAACAACCCAATAAGAAAACCTTCCAATTCTTTGATCCCCCGACCTATTCCAAAGACAATCTCCATATAACCAACATTCCCTTGACACGTAATCAAATGAAGTGTTTGAAAGATGGTCGTCAGATTACCAACGGATCCATCGTAGAAATGCGATATGATCCAGAAGCACCTCACGATTTCAAATGGGTTCCTCTGAGATTACGAGATGATAAAACCAAACCTCAGTATTTCACGGTGGCCAACAATATCTGGAATACAATCAACGATCCAGTCACAGTGGGGATGATTCAAGGCTCTCTTGATTTCAAGGCTCTACCCGCACCTGAATCGGACCATAAGTACTATGTAGATACTAAATTTGCGGAAGATACACCGATACGTTCCCTTCACAATTACATCAAATCTAAATTGATTTCCCGAGTTGGGTCTTCCTCTGATATGAGACGAAGTATCACAATTGCAGACTTATCGTGTGGCCGAGGAGGAGATATCAAGAAATATTTATCTCTACGTACTAAGGTAGACTTCTTGTTGAATCTGGATATCTCGGATAACATCAATGAGGCGGCACAACGCTATCATTCGGTAAAACAACCCAAACCCCCGGCGGTATTCCTTCAATACGACACGAGTTTATCGATTGAAAAACGCGAAGGATGTAAAGACGAATCCAAACGAGACATTTGTGAAACTATGTTGGATATGATTGAAGGGAAATCTAGAACCTATCCAAAAGAATATCGTTACATTAAATCTAAATATGATCGTATTGCGAGTAAAGGCTATGATATCGTAAGTAGTCAATTTTCCTTACACTACTATTTCAAAAATGAAGCCACTCTTCGGGGATTTTGTGAGAATGTAAAGTATCTCTGTGCGGATAAGGGATATTTCATTGGTACGTGTTATGATGGTCTCAAAGTGGTCAAAACAATGGAATCTATGCAAACCGATATCCTAGATATGACAGATGATTTTGGCTCCTTGATTTATCAAATCAAAAAGAAATATGATATCACAGATTTTACCTATGATCCTGAGAATGTAGACACAATGTACGGTCAAGAAATAGATGTGTTTATGGCCTCCATAGGACAAACTCTAACAGAATATTTGGTTAATTTTGAATTCTTTATCCAACTGATGAAAGAGTACGGGTTTGAATTGGCCTTACCCAAATACAAAAAGGGTGAATACAATCCTATCAAAGATCCCATTCAATCGTTTGATCAAATCATTCAGAATTTAAGTGAAGTGAAAGAGCGTGATTTCAACTTTGTCAAGAAAACCTATAATCGGGATATGTTTGATATAACCAAGGATCCACGCTATCGGATGTTGAGTGGTTTGAATAATTGGTTTGTATTTCAAAAAGTATGATTCTTGCGTTAAACTAAGAATAAATTATTCTCTCCTAGGGTAAACTATGTGGGCGAAAACAATCAATCAATTTTTTGAATCTATGTCAGAATATGACAACCCGAATTTGAGTCTTCATATGGCTCAAAATTTTTTAGAGATTGTTAAAGAACGAGTTGAATTTACGGTAGAGGATGCAATCACCATTAAAATCTTGAAATATGAGGATATAGAGGAAGAAGAAATTGATGAAGAAGGATTTATGTTTTGGCTTCAATTTA